TGACATTGGGATAGCACATGATTCCGCCGTCAGAACAGATATGGCTATTTTCAAGCGAGGAATTATGGTTATAAATTAACGGAGCGGACCCATTCGACAGTGCACTACGGCCAAACAGGAACACGCCAGCCCCGGCACTACTACCTAAGAAGAACGTCTTATTCCCGACAATACGACCTTGGAATTCCGGGTTCGTCCGCCACATGAGGCCCATAAAGAGTTCGCGCGTAGCGGCGAAGTTCTTACCGATCTGCATGCCTCCACCAGTGGCCAGCGCGGCTAATCGAGACCGAATGACGCCTGACGGAGAGATGGGGGCTGTCGCATCAGTACTTTGAATGCTTGTGCCGTACACGTCATACATCCCGCAACTGGCGAGGGAGGTCATGGGACAATCGAGAATCGTTGTCGCCCCCGATGGCGCATTGGGCCACGTTTGCGCGAGCATCACGCTTGGAGCGGCGAGCCACAGCGCTAACCACAGACTAGCGGCAACGTATATTCGTGTCATGATTGTGTTCACTCCTCTATTTAGTTGAGTGGGGGCTTGGCCTGAGTCTCAATGGCCGTAAGCCGATCCTCGATCGCTTTCATCTTGGCTGCCGTCGTCGTCATGTACTGCGCCAGTGCGTTATTCCCACTCGTGACGGTATCGGAGAGGAGTTTAAGCGCTGTGATGGTATCGGTCAGCTTGTCGATCAAATTCTTGAGGGTCGCATCTTGGCTGGCGTTCTTGCTTTCGGCCGCCTCGACGCGCGTCCCGAGGGCATTCAAGGAATTACTGGTTGAGGTCGATAGTGCGGTCACCGAAGACTGCACGGACTTCGCGAATGTATCGAGCGTGGATACCTGACTCGTCAGTTGGGAGACTTTGCCGTCGATTTGTGTGTCTCGCTGTTGGAGCCCAGCGACCGCAACGGTATGGTCCTGCCGCAGTGTCGCGAGAAGTGCGGAGAGGGAGTTCGCCGATGCCTGTGCGTGGTCTAGTCGAGAGAACTGTTCGCCCAGTTGACCGTCTACGTCCTGTTTATAGCTCAGCATTTCCACGATAAAGCCTTCTAAATTCTGTGCGTGCGCCTTCGCGTCGTTGAGCATGCGTTGGTACTCTTCAGGGGAGAGTTGGACCCACGGCGGAACGATGGTTTGCGCGATGCTTACTGATGGCGACACCAGACAAAGGAGCATGACGAACAATGAGACGGTGAAGTGTTCTTTATTTCGCACAGTAGATCGTCTCCTGCTTAGGGGCTGTGACAATCCGACGAGTGGTCTTGCACTCGTCTCGCTCGATGATGATGGCGTCATAGGTACGCCCCTTCGAGTCGGTGTACGTGCTTTCGCGTACGCCCTTGAAGGCTTTGCCCGAGGGGGGCTCAACGACGGGGCAGCCGTGATTTGAGGCTGGGCCGTATTCGTCAGGACATTGATCCTGCGCATCTGGCGTCCCGTCGCCGTCGCGATCCGTTGGGGGAAGCGCCGGACCATCGGGCGTCGTAAAACTCACTGGACTTGAGAGTGGCCCGTACTGGGCATTCTGATTGAGCGTACCGGTATAGAGGACGGCTTGGACCTGATAGGCCGTCTTAGGTTGCAGTCCTGTGATGAGACACGGCGAGGTGACGCACACCTGGCTCGTCGCCCCGCCCCAGGCCGTCGGAGGGCGCGCAAGACGGACGTTCCATTTGTGTCCGGCTGGGACTGTCCCGACGACTGTCACCGTCGTCGCGGTGAGGGTTGTCACACGCAAATCGGTGAGGACGTTCAAAGGTGCCGCAAAGGTGGCGCTGGCGATCGTGGAAGGAGCGCTTTCATTGCCCGCTCCATCCCGAGCCGTGACGACAAATTCCCAGGTGCCCCGCAACTCGATCGGCTGAGTGAATGCTGAGCACGTAAGCGAGGTCTGAGGAACGGTTCCGCGAGGCGCCCCCCACGCAGATTGACCAATTGGGCGCGCGTAGATTCGATATTCCGTGGCCGCTTCACTCGCGGGCCGCGCGTTCCATTGAATCAGGCAATCAGCGGCGGCGACAGGCAGGACGTCAAGGAGACCGAGCGTGAGGAGCGCGAGAAGGGCGCCGATGGTCATTGGCCGACTCCTAAGAGCATACGCATGCGTGCGGCAGCCGCCGCCACGATGGTTCCGCCGCCGAAGTTGTCCACGATGCTGGTGGTGTCGTTAAAGCCTTTGCTGAACCCGACAAACCCGCTGGTGTAGGTGGTATCGGAGGCAGTCGGGGAGAGCGCAGACCACGTGCCGCCGGTCTTGCGATACATCGTCAAGATGCCGGACGCCGCGCATTCAAGTCCGACAGAATCTCCGCTCGCCAGCGTGGTCGAGCCGGATTCAAGCTCTGTCCATGCGCCGTTGTCGGAGCGTCGAATGCTGATGTCCCAGGTGGTGCCGGTGGACCAGGAGAAATAGAAGACGTATCCGTCGAGGTTCGCGCCGGGGCTTGCGATATGGCATATACACCAGCCATCACTGCTGGAGTTTTGCCAGAGGGTCGAAAGATCAAAGTACACCTCCGAGCCAGGACCAAAGGAGGCCGCATCCCAGTAGACTTGGCTGGAGCCGCCACCGTCGGCGAGTGAGTCGTCTTGGAGTGCGTTAGAGACAAGTTTGAATTTTTCAAGGCTGCCCGAAGTAATCGGGGCCCCAAGCGATCCCGCGTTAGAGAGGGGATTTTCGTTGGCGCGATTGAAGTTGTCTAAAATGCCGGTGGACGGAAACGCCCACGCGGGAGCGGTGAGGAACAGCGCGAGCATGGTCAGGACGCTGCGGCTCATTCACGTACCTCCTGATCGAGACGACCGAGGTCGCTGGTCGGGCTGGGCGGGCCGTCAAGGATGATGGTATCGGTGGCGGCGTCGTAGCGCGGCTTGAGGCGACGAGAGGCCAGAAAGCGCAAGGCATCGCCGAGGGTGTGATCGGCGAGGTTTGGGAAACGGGCGTTGATTTCAGCCATCGTGTAGCCAGCGTCGGTCAAGATGTTGCGAATCGCGGTTCGTTGTGCGGGCGAGAGGCTGGATAACGGATCGTCAAGGCGCGTCAGCGGCACGCGCACGAACCCTGGCGCCGCGTTGATCGTCGAGAGCGTCGAGGCGCTGGCCCGCACTTTGGCGAGGCAGCGGTTGCCGAGGACTTCAATGGCTCGCCACGCGCCGCCGTCGGCGTGAATCTGGGGGGTGAATTGGCGCATCGCACATCCTCGCGTAGGAAGGGCGCTCGGGCCGCTGGTGAGACGGACGTAGGGGGCGACGAAAAAGGCCAAGTCGGCGGAGGCGGGGGTCGCCCAGATGGAGGTAGTGAATATACTTAGTAATAATAAGGCGAGGATCATGGCGCGGCCACCACGCTCAGGGAGCCCGAGAGTCGGGTGGCGGCGCTGGTGACAAGGCAGAGGACGCGGTTGGTGCCGTTGGTGCGAAAGACGGAGCCTTGGCCGTTGCCGAAGGTCAGGCCGCCGTTCGCGGCGAAGTTCCAGCCGCTGTCGGCGGTGGTGCCGCCAGCCAGGCCCGAGGTAACCGAGGGGCAGTTGTCGGTGTCGTCATCGACGAGGGCAACGTTGTTTGCGGCGGCGGTGATGAGATTCAGGGAGCAGATGTAGTAGTGAGTGCTGGCCCCCGCGAGGCTGGAGGTCAGTTCGGTCGTGGTGGCGGTGGAGATGTTGACGGGGATGTAGGTTTTGGCCAAGGCCGAGCAGGGGTCCATCGTGCGGGTCCAGGCGAGGCCATTGGCGTCGGTGTTCAGGGTGGCGTTGTCGCCCGAGGTGCCTGCACTCGATGCCGCTGTGTCGCGTCGCACGGTGCCGGACATGACCAGGGTGCCGCCAGCGGTTTCGGCTGCGTCCTCGGTGCCGGTGCCGGGAAGAGTCGCCACGTCTACGTCACCGATATTATTATTTCCTGCTGGGAGTGCGGGAAGGGTAACGACATCGACGTTCCCGATATTGTTGTCTCCTGCGGCGATGGAAGCGACATCGACGTTGCCAATGTTATTGTCACCGGCTGCAATAGACGCGACATCGACATCGCCGATGTTGTTGTTGCCGGCTGGGAGGGCGCCCACGACATCGACTTGCATTTCGCTGCCGCTGATCGCGTTGTCGAGGGTCTGGACGGCGGTTTGGATCGCGTCGAGTTGGGAAGTGATCAGGCGAAGCTTGGCTGAAAGTGAACCAGTTGAGCCCGCCGTCGCAGCGGCATCGCCAGTGGCCCCGACGCCGGACGACGTTGCACTCGTGTTAGTCGCGATGTTGCCGGTATCGGCGTCGATGGTGGTAAGGAGGCCTTCGACCCCATCGACATGACCGATGATGGTGGTTTGGTTAGCCGCTGAAGCGTCTCCGCCTCCTCCGCCGCCAGACGGAGAGAAACATTCTTCGGTATCTTCGCCCGTGACTTTGATACAGACATCGAGGGCTTGGCGGTTCGCGTCGAGTTCGGTGGAGGTGACCGGGCCGGGGTCGGTCGCGCCTTTATGCCCAGCGCGCAACTCTTGCTGCGCCGCGACTGGGGAGGCGAGCAGCAGCACCGCGATACAGGCGACCCACCATCGGATCATGAAACGCGCACGCCTTTGATGACGGCTTCGAGATCGGCTTTCACCTGGTCGAGCGTGCGCCGCTGGTTGGCGATCTCCTCGGCGAGTTCTTGGGAGGTGCGCCGCTTGTCGTCGATACCGGCCTTGGCCTCGTCGATCTGGGATTGGAGCTTCGCGAGTTCGGCTTGCAGCTCACGACCCTTACTGTCCAGGGAGCCTTTGTAGGCCTGGAAGTCGGCATCGATCTGGGCCTTGCGCGCGTCGTCGGCCAAGGTGATGCGCTCGTTGACGGTGGCGAGGTGGTTCTCCCGCAACATAATTTCCTGTTCGAGGACTTCTTTGCGCTTGACCATGTCGTCATGGACTTGCTTGACCTTGTCGAGGGCGATTTCCTCGTTGACGAACGGTTGGATGGCTTCGTTGAGTTCGGTGATGCTGCGGATCCACCCGCTGCCGTCGGCGATGGCCTTGGCGAGGTTTTTGATCGGGGTCGCGGACGGTTGCGCCGGGGGCATCTTTTCCTTAGCCGCCATTGGACAATCCTTTCGACAAGTTCGGAACAGTGAGTTGAGGGCCGATCATGAAGGGCGAGGAGCCTTGTCTGAGACAGGTTTCAAAGACTTGTCGGCGCTGGGCCGGGTCGAGCACGGTGAGGATGGCGCCCAGCACAGTGAGGGCTGGGACGCGCACCTTCATGCCGTTGGCGAGATTGATTTCGATCTCGTTGCGTTGGAAGTAGCCGAGTTCCTTGCGGGTGGGGTTGATGGAGTCGGCCACGATTAGCCTCGCTTGATCTTGCCGTCGCTGGTCGGGTTGCCGGACGTGCTCCCGCCCGCCGCCGGACCCATCTTCTTTTCCCAGGCCGGGCCGGAGTTGCCCTTCGTCTGGGTGGATTTTTCCATGCGTTCGACGCGGTCGAGGCCTTCGCTCTTGTCGCTCATGAGTAGGGCTCCTTCAGTAAAAGTGTGGCAGCATAGGTGCGTAATGGTAGATATCAGCAGAGATAGCAAAAAATCGGGGGGACTTCAAGTGGTAAGGGGAAGGGGAAGGAACGGGAGGCTAGCGGCCGGCGCGGATGGCGGCCATGCGTTGGGCGATGAGCTGGGGGGCGACGCCGCGCGCGCGCAGGTAGGCGGCCACCTCACTTGCCTCATCAGATTCGTCGGCGGGGGGTTTGGGGCGGGGCGGGATGAGGGCGCAGGCGGAGGCGAGGGCGTCGATCAGGTCCACGAGGGGGGACATGGGGAAGACGGTCATCTCATTGCGCAGTTCGGTGTGAGTCGCAGCAAGGAAGAGGCGGCCGTAGTTGGTGATGGGGTTGAGGGAGGTGCGAATGCGCCAGTGCTTTTCGACGTTGGTGGGTTGGTGGACTTCGGCGAGGTTGATGGAGATGGCGCGATTCTGAGCCTCCAGGGTCAACATTTGGGCGTAAAGTTCTTGCATGGCGTTGGCCTCGACGCCGAAGATTTTGGGGCGCCAGCGGGCATTGAACTCGAAGACTTTTTCCATCGTCACACTCGCTGGTGTTTTCCCGCGCCAGGCTTCGAGCACAAAGACGCGCTGAGTGGGGGAGGGCTCGACGCCGATGACGATGAGGGCGGAGTTGGCGCGGACCTTTTTGAGTTGGTCGGCGCCGCGCTTTTTGCCGGCCGGGTCGAGGAAGGCGTAGATGTCGAAGGTGTTGAGTTTAATGCGCACGCATCAATCCTATGATGACACCAAATACGGCGCACACGGCGCCAAGAATAAAGCCGAGTCCAAAATCACTCATGGTCTCATCCTCCTAAATATCTAAGGTTGAGAGTTTGATTCTCACGGCAACTGTTGCGGATACGGTGAAGGTTGACACACGGCGAGCAACAGCAAGCCAATGCAAATTGCGCCGACGATGAGATGCACAATGATTTCAGGCCACGGCGGTTTACCTGACGAACCGGGGTCGATGGGTGAGCTAGGCGGCGCGTAGTATGCGGTTAGTCCGTCGCTCACCCACCCCTCCACATCCACCCTTTGCGTTGAGCGCCGAGATCGTCCAGGACATCGCGCAATTTCTTGCCGCGAATCTCAGGGACGACGACAGGGGCAGGTTCGTGCGGGCGAGCACGTTCAGCCAGCACAGCGTCGCGGCCATCCTCGTCGAACACGATCTCCTCGCCTTCGATCCAATAGGTACGGAGTTGTTGTTCGTGAAAGTCGGTGAGTTCGGGATCGGCGGCCGAGTTCATGTAGAGCAAGTAAAACATCGCCCCGTGTTCGCGCTTCAGGTTCTCGATGTGCTCCAGGGTCTTTTGCTCAGGCCAGATGGGGTCGCCGAACTCGATGATCGACCTGACACAGGATTCGACACTGGGGTCGTTTTTGAGGATGTCATCATAGAGGTCCGCCACCGCCCAGCGCGTGCCGATGATAAATTCGAGCCCGATGTCTTCGTTGGGTGAGAGCAGGGCGCGAGAGGATTTATGGTAGTCGATGGCGGTTTGCATGACGACCGGCGAGTTGGCGGCCTCGACCGAGATCAGGTCGTCTTTGATGAGGACGTTCGGGTGGGCGCCGGTGATGGCGCCGCCGATGCCGATGCAGCGGACGTGGGGGTCCGCATAATGGTCGCCGATGCGTTCATCGACGGGGAGTTTCGTTTCGATCGCGTTCCAGTGTTTGGCTTGCTTGCGGGGGTCCTCCCAGACGCGGTCGGGCCAGAAGGCGCGGATGTATTTGTTGGCCTCGAACTGGCGTTGCATGTAGCGGAGGTGGGCGCCCATCAGCTCTTGTTTTTCGCCGATGAGCAAGATTCGCATTTGGCTGCCGTCCAGGCCCTTCCAATAGAGGTTGGACTCGCGGGGTTGGAGAAGGATGTGCATCGGCAAGGCTTCGCTGCAACAGGTGCTTTTCAGGTGGCCTCGGGGCATGAGGTACATTTTGCGGTAGGGTGGGGTGCGCTGGAGGAAGTTGCAGAAGTGGCCATGTAGGTGCGGCGAGACAATGTTCTCGCGGTTCATGGCGAGAATATACTTCCAGAAGTAGAAGAGGCTCGCTTCAGCCTTGGGTTTCATGCCCGCGAGCAGGGCGGACTCGGCAGGGTCGGCGCCGGCCTGACGAAGCCTGCCTTTGGCGTCGAAGATGACTTCGTCCTTGCCGCGATCCAAG